CACTGGCAACGGTCAATAGTAATGTTGGTTCTTTCGGTAGTGCTAGTTCAATTCCTGCTATTACTGTCAATGCTAAGGGTCAAGTAACTGCGGTTTCAACTAACAGTATCGGCAACGAATTAATTGCTATTCAATCGCTATCCGACACCCCAGGATTCCTAAAAAAAACAGGGGATGGGACTTATTCAATTGATATTAATTCCTATCTTTCATTGGCGGGTGGAACTTTAACAGGGGCATTGATCGCCACTTCTTTTTCTGGGGTTGGGACGGCATTAACAGCTTTAAATGCTTCAAATATCTCAACTGGAACCATCAACGCAGCCCGATTACCCGCAGCTTACCTCCCCCTGACTGGTGGGACTATCACAGGGGACTTGGTTTCAACTAGCGCAACGGTATCAACCTCTCCTACTACGGGTGCGATTCGTGGTGCTAGTTTAGGGGTTACGGGTGATGTCAATGCGTATACGGTATCAGCTAGTGAATTAACAGTTTCGAGTATTTATCCGGCGATATGGCTTAACGAGAGCAAAGCCCCGACAAATAAAAAATTATGGTATTTGGTGGTGGATGGGGAGGCGCTCCAGTTTCAAACGAGAGATGATAATGGTAATTACCTAGGGGGGCCTCTTACTGTTTCAAGGGCGGGTACTATTACCACAACAGATATGATTGTGTCTGCTGCAACACCTTCAACTTCTACCACTACAGGCGCGATTCGTGCAGCTAGTTTGGGGATTACGGGAGCGATTTTTGCTGGTTCGTTGAACGGGAATGGCTCCGGACTAACCAGTTTAAATGCTTCTAATATTTCAACCGGAACCTTGAGTGCTGCCAGACTTCCCGACACATACCTTCCTTTGGCTGGTGGTATTGTAACGGGTGCTTTAAGGTTACGAAGTCTGGGGTATGCAGCTGCTATCGAAATCAGTAACCTTGGAAAAACAGAAGCAGGACTTAGCACCTCATACGTTCTCTATAATATGAAATCAACAGATGCGGGAGGTCTTGGTCAGAATTGTTTTTCTATATATACCTATATCTCCAATGGCAACGTTAAATCAATTCCTTTTGTCATACTGGATAATGATAATGTCGGAATTGGTACTACTAGCCCATCGCAACAATTAGATGTTAATGGGTCGGCAAAAGCAACGTCTTTTGTTGTTGGGACTAATCAAGTTGTTTCCGCCCGAAGAACGGGATGGGCTGCCCCTACGGGAACCGCTACTCGCACAACTTTTGCAACTTCAACGGTAACTCTTCCACAATTAGCTGAAAGAGTAAAAGCGTTGATTGATGATTTGACAACTCACGGATTAATAGGAGCATAAAAATGAGTTACCAAGAGCATAGAATTGTCTATCGTCAACAGTTTGAAACTGCAAATCCTCAAACTGGAATTGTTAATAGGGAATATATTGAAGCCTGTTATGTAATCGTCATGGTTGACGATGAAACGGGTCATACAATCCCAACGAATAAAAGCGGAATCATTAGGATTCCGTTGGCTAAATATCCAGGGCTGCACGATGCTATTGAGGCTTTTGTCCCTATTTTCATTGATGCCTTTGAGAAGGAATATCAAGAAAAATTAGACGCGGAATTAGTCGTACTTGAAGCGATGAATAACGACCCGTTAGTACAATAACAATATGCCATTGACAATCGACAATTCTGGCTATATTCTCCTGCTATTTTTTGCCGGACTAATTTCTATTGTTAATGGCATCTTCTTATTTTTTGATGATAGAAAATTAAATAAATACTTGAGTTCAACGCTATTGATTAACAGTGGTATAATGCTGATATTTGATAGTTTAAATAAATTTGGCTATCAAAAATTTGGATATATCAAGGTTTCGACTTTAGTTATTCAGGTTTTTATCAGTTTTCTATCGTTGTTTTTGGTGTGGGAGCATTACTATGAACGGAACAAAAAACTCAAGGAAAGAAAGAGAAAAAAACAGGACTTTCCCGACGTTGATTGAATACGAGAGATACAACAGTAAACCAGTTTTTAAGATTAAGTATGTCGGTCAGGCATTGTTTTTTAATCATCATTTCTTGGTGATGATTTTATTGGGGTTTTTTGGGGTGATATTTACCCCGCCAAAAACTTCCATTTATTTCGTAAACGAAAGCATCGACTTCCTGAACGCCTTTATGTTGGGGGTGGGGATTAGCGGTGTGATTTGTTGGGTATTTGTTTATAAGTTGAAAAAAAATCATTATGTTAGTTCTCCGGTTTGGGTGGCTTGCTATTTGCTATTGAATATCTGCCACATCCTTTCAGTTTTGTTTGTTCTCGGTTTTTTTGGAGCCATAGGAATTGAACAAAACGGGAATATTTCTGCTTTAATTTGCGGGAATTTTTTCTCAACTCTTGTGGGAATTGTGTTATCTATAAAGTATACCTATAAGTCCTAATATGTTGACCTTTCTTCAGATTACTACAACCACACCACCAGACCAAACCGTCCAAACTGTCTTGGGGTTCACTGGTATTTTATTGAGTGGTAGTAGCGTGATCGGGATTGCTATTAATCGAATTTTTGATATTAAAAATGCTAAAATAATTGTGGAACTTCAAGGGAAAATTAAGACTCTTGAAAGGGAGATTGAATACAGAGAAACCAATCTTCGCAAAATCGAAACCGAGAATATTAACTTAAAGGAAAAGTTAACCATATTACAAGAGCAGAGTAATTCAAGTATTAGTAATCAAATAGCTGAATTACAAGAAAAAAATCAGAAGTTGAATTTAGAATATAAAAAAGCTATTGCAGTTATTAATAAGTTTAAAAAAAGTGTTAAACACCATCCTGACCAATAAAGAATCCTTTTTATTATGAAAAATTCTACTATAATTAAGTTAATAGCACTCAACAGGGAGGTAACGGCATCTGAGGAGATTTTCACGATTAAGGAATTGAAGGATAAATACCCTAAACTTTGGCTAAATTCTAGGGGAGATTATCAAGTTTTTGTTAATTCGTGTATGGATAAATGGATTAGGGAACAGGTAGAATTAAAGTGGAACGTTGTTACTTTTGAGGTGGGATGACATGGATATTAGGTCGTTGCAAATGTTAATAAGCGAATACGAGGATGTTACGGATTCACGGCATAAAATGAGATTAGCTAATCAGATGGACGACATTATAAAAAAAGATATCTGGGAACTTCAAGGGAAAATTAGAGAGGAAATGATGTTGCGAATGCGAACAAGAACGGAACAATTAAATAATTTAATATCCCAAACAACAGGAGAGGGGACTCAATATGGTTATTGGTATGTCGAATTCAGAAGTCGGTCTGGATGGTGGGCTGTTGCCGAGACCCGCGATAGTTTTACGGATAATGGAACATATCTCGGTCAGTGTTATGTTGATGCTGTAGAGTCAATTAAAGACCTGTTTCCAGAAAGAAAACCTTTGGTTTCGGCAATGATTGATTATGAAATATGATGTTATAATAATGATGCACACTGATTGAAATTGGACGATACTGACCCAGGAATCTTATTGATTATTGGGTTATTTTTATTGGTGAAGATATTGGGTTTGTATTATAATATAAATAGGTAATGGCAATTAATATTATTATGCTTAATCAAATTATTCACGGTGATTGTTTTGAAGTTTAGCAAGTTATTCTCTGTTGGAAATCCTGAAAATTGATTTTTTTAGCTGTATTAAAAATTTCATCAATAATATCTCCCATAGGAATCACTATCAATATGTACCAAGAAATATTCTTATTCTCCTTACTGGCTTTCTTGAGGCTTTTTGGCATATTGTTGGCAAAATCAGACCAATCTTTCTGAGTCCAAAAAATATCATCGTTCATTGCGATCAATAATTTATCTTTTGAAATATCGGCATAACTGGCATTTTCCAAAAAGGTAATGAGTCTTTTTACCGTTGGCAATGGAACATCCTCTAGTCTTAATTCTCGAATAGCCTGAATCCCTAGCAATTGCCCATAGCTAAATATAACCGTTGGCTTGCCTCCAATTGCCCCGTACCGAGTGGGAATTATTAACTCCATCTTTTCCAGATAAGCAATCCGACTGGATGTGCAGTTAGTTAATTGAATTGTTTCTTGTCTTGTGAATCCTGTTATTTGCTGTATCACCGGACTCCATTGATTTGATAATCTCTTAACCACAAATGGGCTTTTCTAACCCATCTGGCATCATCTAGGGCATTGTGTTCTATTCTGTCCTTTGGTATTTCTGGATTGCCAAGTTCATCACAGAGTTGTTTTATATCTCGGCAGTACATGGGAAACCCTTTTGGTAAATCCATCATAGTGCCGAACAGTTGACAGAAGGCAACCCAATCATAATCGGCATAATAAGCCCAAATTTCAGGTTGAGGTGTGTCTTTTTCTAGTATATATTCAACTTTAGTTTCTATATTTACAAAAGGAAGTTTCCAGTATTGTTTTTCGATCCAGTTTTTAGGGTTGGGAATGTAGAATGAGTGGCGACAACCAAGGAATAAAGCAACATCTTCTTTAATTTGACTTTTAGGTTTCCATAGTTTTGATTTTTCCCACTTATCTGAAGATCCGTTTTCCCGTGGCGGTTGAGGGTGTTTTTCTGGTAGTTGAGTAATTACATTCTCTTTAACCCAAGGATGGGCTTTAGAAAAATCACAGTCTTCATTGATTGCATAATATTCTCTACCATCAGCCGCGACAATCCCAATAGAAATTAAGTCAATGGTTTTTCCGTCTTCAATAAACTCGGTGTCAAAATAATATTCCATTGTGTTGTTACCCAATAATCTGATTATATTGTATCACACGATCGCATCTCCCAACCCAGGGAATATTCAGAAACAGAGTTAGAAATCATGGAGTTAAAACAACCGGAATTTAAGCAATTAAGTTTGTTTGACGTGGCTTAATTAACAGACAAACTAATAAAATATTGATATAATTAATAATAGAAATGCTCCTCGCGGTGTTCGTCGCACCCAGGAGCCGTAACCATTAATTAAGGAAATAGTCACAATGACAATTAAATCACAACGGGCGACTATCGAATATGTAGAAGGAATTTCTGTTGATGGGTACATGATGCCCAATGGCGAGTTCCGAGTTGGGATGGTTGGGGCGAGTTTGGCTTTAGGGTATGCGGAAAACTGGCTATACCGACTTACTGATAAAAAAGGGAGAACACTCAAAGCCCTTCAGGGTATAGGTTATACCGGCTTACCGGTTGAGGCAGAACTAGATTCCATCAACGGCGGTGGCACAAAGGCAACGACGATCTCCCTCTCGGACTGGCAACGGCTCAAGATTTACGCCGCGCAACAGGGCAAAATGAAAGCCGTGGCGTTGTTAGCTTATCAGTCCTTATCATCCGACGCGGATCTGTTTACGGATGCCTTCGCGCTCCCTAGATGGACTGTTGAACAAAAACGGGCGATGTACTGTGCCGAATTAGCTAAAAATATCAATTGGCTCGAAGAAGATAGACAGGAATGGCGAGTCATTGAGGAACAAGAGGCGTTTATATTGAGCATGAGCTAATCAAAAAATAAACCCTCTAAATATTTAGAGGGTTTAAAATTATCTGTGTCTATATTTGTGGGTTTTTCTTTTCTTGCGTTCAGGATTATGCTCTCGGTGTTGTTTGCAATACCCTGAACGATTTTGAGGGGATAGAGATAGCCCACAAATCTTGCAGTGCCTAGGAAGGAAACTGACCCTGGAGAATTTCCAGATCCTCCTTCGTATCATCAAAGCAATACTCCATCTTGAAAACTTCCTTATGGTAGTCGGTCAATTCCCCATAGCATATCGACTCACAAAATTTGACAGCATCTTCAAAACTCCATTCCCCCATTCGTTTTTCGCGGCTTCCCATTCTTTCGGATGTATGCTCACGGACTGACGGCCCCCCATATCCCCCACTCGCTCCCGTCACAAAACAGGCGACGGAGTTGGCAAATGCACAATGATGTTGATTCGGTGCATCGGGGTGATTGGCTTTTCCTAATTCAAACGCTTGTTTTAAGATTTCCGAGTAATTGTCAATATTCATGGTGGTTTCCTTTTTAATTGAATTTGCGGAGTAAATAGGCTGCGAGGATGCCACAGCCAGCACCTAACAGAGATTCGAGAACGATTGAAATGATTTGATTTGTCATTGGAGTTTTCCTTATTTACAGAGGTTTGCTTGAGACAAGGCATCCAAGACGGAGCCTCGAAGTTCTTTAGGTGCGCTGTTGTTGCGATATCCATAGAACTGCTGACAAGCGTAGGAGTTGCCTGCTTTGACCATTTCAACGGTATAGGTAACACGACCGTATTCTCGGATAGCCAAAATGATTGACCGACCGGAGTTAACAGCTTCCCCATAGCCGCCGACGCAGTGGGATAACTGTTGACCCCATAGTTTTAACTGCGCGTTACAAGTTGGGATCTCAATCTCCCAAGAACCGTCAACAGAACACAGTCCTTGCACCCGTTGGAAGTCGGGGTTAACTTTTAGGGGGAAATCAGGGAGTCGGTTGACGTATTCCTTAGCTAACTGTTCATGAACGGATAACCAACAACGCACCCGCCCCAAGTTAGGAACGCCACCGTTATCTTCTAATCGCTTGAACAAATAACCCGTGTCTCGGACTGTATTTGAGTCCACTGGATGAACCTCCCCACGGACTTTAAACTCAGTAGTTTGAATCATCCGCAAAGCTGCTTCTGGAGATAGTGATTTGAGGAATGCGATCGCATCCTCCTCAAACTCAATACAATTAGTCACGGTGAAATATTTTTGAAGTAAATCAGCATTGCCATGAGCCAACACCACCGCCCATTGACGGGCTTCGGGTTGGGACTGTTGAAAAGCCTTGAGAGTGGCTTTTCCTGACACTCCAAAAAGGTGTTTGCAGGCTTGCTGAGGGGAGAGATAATCAGCTAACCCCAATAGCAAACTGTCTTGATTGTCCCGACGATTTAAACAAGTCCAGGGCAGTGTTTGATAAGGGAGTTCTAACACTACTTCTAAAAGTGTTTGATAATATTTTTTGGTGTCTCGGTTGCCATTACCGTAAACCATAAACAAAGGTAATAGTTCAACAAATGGCATCCGAGACAATTCTCGGAATTTTGCCCAAAAAGCTGCTGTCAATTCATGGCGGTTGTAAGTTTCCCCACGCCATGCGGACTTCCATCCTAGGGAGTGATAACCTTTCCATCCAGTGCTAACGCCTTGATTGATTTCCTCCCATGCCAATTTAGCCAAGAAACGGCTTTTAACTGGCATCCGTCCAATACGTTCGGCAATTCCTTTTGGTAGATCGCCACACCATTTCCATGCACGGGCGCAGTCTCGAAGCCGCCAAATATTGCCAACTCGTTCGGAGTTAACTTCAAACGCATCGGCTTGAACTAATTGCTTTTTAACCCATAACGGGAGTTTATTGTAGTTTGGCGTTGTTGCGATCGCCAATACTTTCGCATGGTCAACCTGATAGCAACTACCCCATGACCTCTTGGAGTTCATTACCTCTTTGTAGAGGTTCAGAAATCGCTCGGCTTGCCAGTCAAAGCGGATGCCCAAACCTAACAACGTTCCGGTATCCACAGCAAAACGGATTTGTTCGCAGTCTTCCTCTTTTTCGCCTGTGTAACTGTTGACGTGACGAGATAGTGGTTCCCACCCATTAGTTGTTAAAACTTTTTTATAACCCAAACCACAAAGGGCTAAATCTTCAGTTCGGGACTTTGCCCAACGCCGAAGCTCTTTGGTTGCAGCCCAATCTTTTCGGGTTTGTGTCATGTCAAATTGCTTGTCTTGCTTCTCGGCTTCTACTACCTGATAGGCGATAAACCGCGCCCCTCTCGACTTATCTTTAATTAATTGTTCAAAGATTTCAACATCAAAAGATTTTGACTCCCATCGAAAATTAGGTGCTGTAAAAAGTGATTGTATGTATTCGACTTCTTCCCACGTTAGTTCGCGGGTGTTGGTATTGAAGATGATTTCCAGTCGTCCGGATTCAAGAGCAACTCCTTCTTCAAAAAGAGCTTCTTCAAGGGTTTGACTGTTGCGGACTCGGACGGCTAATGGACAACGCTTGCTATTCAGTGACATGGTAAGATCCTCTCAAGTGACTTGTTCACTGCAAGGGTGGAGTTAGACCGCGAAATCAGGACTCTGCCCTTGCCTTTTCTCTACATTAACCCCCACTTCTTAGAATGTCAAGCCATAACTTTAATTATTTTTGATTTTGTATCCCCCTGATACAAAATCAACATCCCTATCCCTATAATCAAAAAATAACCCTCTAAAATATTTAGAGGGTTTAATCCCATGAGTAAACATTAATAAAAAATGAATTCACCAACAAAGGATGGATACGCATCCGCACTAAAAGAACTCTCCTCACTCCTTGGGGGTCAAATAGCCTATCACTTTCCTGATTATCAGGCAATATTAGAATACGCATTGGCAAATTAAATCCATTATCAGGAGCAATTGGCAACAGGTAAATCAAAAAAATATTTTGATTCTGTATTAAAGAGATATAAAAATCAAAATATTTTTTGATATAATCTATGTGTTGATATTCTTATAACAACGGAAATGGAACCAACACAGCTAACAATGGAGCAAGAATTTAAACTTGCGATAATTAAACGTAATGTCAATATATTGACACTGGAGGAAGCTAGAGAATATATAATTCAATTAGTACGGCAAGATATGATTAAAGATGATTTGATTAAAAATTGGATGAGGATGAAATGAGTAAATTGATTGCTTTTGAAGGCATTGACCGCAGTGGCAAAACAACCCAAATTAGAAAACTTTGCGACCATTTCACGGCGTTAAAGTTAAAGTTTTACATCACAAGAGAACCCTGTGATTATGACGTTCGGTTTGAATTAAAGAATGGGCTTTTGACACCGGAGCAGCAGCTTAAATTAATCCTGAAGGATAGGATTAAACACAATCCCACGATTAGATATTTGTTAGAAGATTCTGATTTGGTATTGTGCGATCGATACACGGATTCAACTCTTGCTTATCAGGGGTATGGGCACGGGCTTAATTTAGATAATTTAAGGAAGCTAAATCACGAGGCGACGGGGGGAATTGATCCCGATATGGTGATTTTGTTCGATTGTCCTGTTGAGGTGGCGGTGCGCCGCGATCTCGACAAACCTCTGGACAAGGTTGAAAGAGACTTACTTTTTTTAGATCGGGTTCGGTTTGGATATCTTGAATTGGCGAGGGAGAATAACTGGATTGTGATTAACGCAACGCAAACAACTACCCGAATAACTCAGGAAATATCTGGCATTCTGATGGGGATTATTCCTGTCCCTGTGATTAGATAAACAGCAAAAAACCAGGGGTTTATATTCCCTGGTTAGTTTTAAGTTGAATTAGAGGTCTTTTAATTCCATTCCTCTAACTCTAATTCTTCCCCTACAAAATCAGGGAATTGGGTATAAAACCTTGTCAAAGCCTCTAGTTCATTTAGGGCTTCGAGGTAATACCCTTGTCTGTTTGCCTTGTTGGGCGCAGTTTTGACCCGTGTAATGCGATAAATCATAATATCCTCCTGTTTAGTTGATAAAAATTTGCTTGTTGATTAGCAAAACGTTTTGAGCCGTCAACACAGGGGATTCATCCTTTTTAAACACAAATGAGTTGTATTTGTAGGGGTTGTAAGTAACAGCTTGATCACAGTTTTTCACTGTGTCAGTCAATGTTCCTACAACGCAAGCGTGGACGTTTTTACGCTGCTCTCGGATCACCCGTTGCCGTCCGGCTTCAGAAACTTTGAATGTAGCATTTATTAATTTAACTTCTGTTTCGTGGGCTATTACCCGCCCCTTATTTTCACCTTCAAGGGCGACTACCGAAAAACATCTCTTATGGAGATTGAAATAGACTTTAACTTTCATGGTATACTCCTAATTGACCTAAAATGATTGACTTGAGAGCAAGTAGGGCAGCCACCTTACTTGCTTAACTTTTAACCTTCTGCACTTATAACTGTACCCCACTTATCCCAAAAGGTCAACCCCCTCCCCCGACTTTTTTGTAAAGAATTATATCGCCACGGGTGATCGCCTCCAGAAATTCTGTCCATGCGGGTTCCGCCGACTCCTGCCTCCAATACCGATAACCCATGCCAACAACTAGGGCTTTCAACTTCTCCCTATCTTCTGGCTTGAGTCTAGCCTTAATCTCTTGTCTGTTTTCGTGGGGTCTCATAAAAAAAATATCCTATATAACTATTCCCCAGTTTATAACAGATTATGGAATTTATTCGTCATCTGGGAGCAATACTGGTAAAGATGGTCGGTGGATCACGCTCCCAGCATAATTATTGTAAATAGTCTCAATTCTATTCCCTGCGAGTTCTGCCATTTCAGCAGGGCTTTTCCCTTGTGATAACCCGTGAGAAATTAGAGTATGGCGGCAGTTTCCGGGCTTGCGATATTCCACGCCAACCTTAGCTAAAACCTGTTTCCAAGCCCGATTCCTGAAGTTGTGGGAATCAATTGGCAATCCAGTCAAGGAGACAAAAACCGGAGCCTCCGGGTCGGGGTCAATCGGACGGATTGCTTTGAGAATATTTTGAAGGCGTGAGGGTAGGGGGATTAAGCGATCACGATTAGTTTTAGTCGATTTCCGCTCACCGGATACCGTTAATTTACAGGCTATTAGAACCTCTCCACAATCTTCTGAGAAATGTTTCCACTGGAGCCCGTTTGCTTCACCCGGGCGGCAACCTGTACCCAGTAAAAACTCAACGTAGGGGAGGTAATGGGAATAATATTGATCCGTTGCAAACCCTTCTAAAATCCGTTTTATTTCCTCAATTGAAAATGGCTTCAACCGTCGTTTTGGCGGAACCTTGACCGATACTTCAGTCCAGGGATTATTCTCAACTAATTGACGCTTAATCCCCCACTCGTAAACAGCATTTAAGAATACAATTCTTTCCCTAACTGTGGCGGGTTCGTTGTGTTGTAGCAGCCAATCACGAAAGCCAAAAGCGGATTTTTCAGTCAGGCTATCATTACCAAAATATTGTTTAATCCTGGGCAAGAAATGATTGTATTTATAAAGCGTTTCTGATTCAATTTGTTGCTGTTTGAAAATTAAATATTGCTCAATTAGCCCGACAACTGAAACCGTGACGGGTTTCAATTCTATTTCTGATTGCGGTTTGTATTTAATCAAGGAGCTATCGAAGTTTCCCGTGGCGCAGTCACCCTGAATCTGTAGCGCGAGTCTTTGAGCCACCATCTGATTTAGGGGGTTATCCTCCAATCCTAAGCTCAAAAAATATCTTTTGCCCTGGTGACTCCAAACCAGCCGGAGCCACCCCACCCCCGCCGAACTGATGGTAGTTTTGACCTGTACGCTTCCCTTGGGTGCTTTCTTCTGAGTCACAATTGATGATCAATAATCAGGCTAATCTTGTCTAATTTTGTCTAATCTTGTCTAATAGAAGATTATCAACCATCAGACGGGAAAAAGCCAGACCCTTTATAGAATCTGGCTTTTGCGTCTATCGGAGCGACAGGATTTGAACCTGCGACCCCTACCACCCCAAGGTATATTCAATGTAGTTAAACCCTTTCACTGTGGAGTTTTTGAGTGTTTAGGAAGTTGAGATCCCAATTGTTGATCAATTAATCCCAATTTTTCAAGACTTCAGGGCAATCATCCCAACAGTTCCCCCAATCAGGTAACTCTTGATAGGTTTTATCTAGCTTAACCAAGACGGTTTGACCATTATCGGTGTAGTAGCCATAGCGGTCATTTTTCATATCAAATAAGACTCCGACCTGTTTACTGTTGCCAGTACCTATGACTTCCCAATCAACAACGTCAATACCAAAACCCAAAGCGTCAAATTCATCAACGCGATTTAATACCAATTCAATAGCTTCGGGTTCAAAATTATCGGTTTGAGATACCAAGTCTTTCAATGTTAGTGCGTTCATGTTTTTTGTCCCAATGGTTTTAACTTCTTAATCAAAAGCCCCTGATTCCCAATATTGTTTCGCAGCTTCCCACTGTTCGGCGGTTGCCGCGATGTGAACCTGATGCCCAATATCTGCGAGCTTGCCTTTGTGATGATTGACGAGAACCCCATTCAAAGACACTCCCTCAACTTGTTTTAAGCCTAAGCTATTGATCAGGGCATCCATAGTTTCTAGGGTTTTTAACCCGAATCCGTGGGGGTCGTAGGATGTTCGGTTTTCTCCGGTACCGTCCGCCTTCCAGTAACGGGCGTGTAAAAGTTTTTGAGTCATAATAACCATCCAAACACTGACTTTCTGACTTGTAAGCGATGATTATTCCATTCTGAGGGCAATCCTTTGTAAATGCTTTGATAACGCTCTAAGGCTATCTCTGCGATTTCATATATCGCAGAAATAATTTTTGGATTGCCTCGCTTGTTTTCGGGGACGGTTTCTAATATCGCGCCCCCTAAAATAAATTTATCATCCGAATCATTTAGCAATCCCATTTCCAGAGCTAACCAAGTAGCTTTAGGATTAGGCATAATTTTAATCAAATCAACCAATTTTTTATTCATTTTTCCTACCTTTATATCGTTAACTTTTGCGCGGATTTAAGGCATCGCACCCAGCCCATAAATTATCCATTGAAGCGTCTGTTTTGACTCTGTTGATTGCAACAGGCGACGATCCCTGCTTTGTCAATCCTCAATAATCTGAGGATTGATTTTTTATCTTTCAGAATTTGTTTAAATTCCGACTGATCGGAATCGCTATACCAAGGTTGGCATTCGTTAACCAAGGCAGCCAATTCCCTCAAAACCTTGGTCATATTTTCCCAAGATATTTTTTCGCAAAAATCGCGGTTTTCGATCCAGAACTTGGCTGAAACTGCAATGCCTACCGCTTTCTTGATTTTGATTTCGCCACCTCCAGGTTCGCCACCCAGAGAAGAATAATATTCAGCAAAATCACGGCGGAGTTTATCCGCCCACTGAATTTGCTTTTCCGACCCCACAAGGGGAGGAAAAAACCAGTCAATTTTTTGTGGCATATCCCAAATAGTTAACTGCTTTGGAGTCTCCACAACCGCCACCGCTTTCAGGGCTTCTAACCGCCCCTCAAGAATAGTCAATTCAAAAGCCCACTTCCGAATTAGGCTTCGGACGCGGGGGAATTTTGCAATCAAATTATTTAATTGATTGATTCTTTTGGAAATTTCTTTAGCGGTGGAGATTGTGGAGTTTTTCATATTCAGCCCGATTTGGCGGCGACCCTGTAAATTTGTTATTCTTAAATCATATATAAAATTTAAAAATATGTCAAGGGGTAAATGGAAAAAAGCCGAGAAACGCCAAAAGGCTATTCTGGTAATGCTTTCAGAAGTCGAGAGGGAAAGGCTAGAGGCGATCGCATCCTCAAGAAATCTATCCCTCTCGGAATTGGTCAGATATTGGATCAACAATAATGGGTGATCATCCCATCTTGAGTATCAAATTAGTCAAGAAGCAAGACAATTGTTAACTGTTGATCCAATATCGAATAGTATCAAGTCAGTCAAGAACCAATACAATCATTAACTTGTATAGTCCGAACTTTGGGGTAATTCGTTTGCTGCGAGGTATCAAGTCAGTCAAGAACCAATACAATCATTAACACAGCCCACGAATTAGCAGAAAAATTGGGGGGATTGTCGTATCAAGTCAGTCAAGAACCAATACAATCATTAACCTCCAAAACTTCCCCCCTAACCTTCTCAATTTCAGTTTGTATCAAGTCAGTCAAGAACCAATACAATCATTAACTTTTAGGCTCGGATTCTAATAGCTTGTATTTTCCATTGTATCAAGTCAGTCAAGAACCAATACAATCATTAACTCTGGGTAGAAGAACGGCAGAAATTAATAGATGAAGGTATCAAGTCAGTCAAGAACCAATACAATCATTAACTTGACTGGAAAGATTATCAAGATTGGGGAAGTTTGTATCAAGTCAGTCAAGAACCAATACAATCATTAACTCAATATCCCCAATTCAAATTTACCCCTGTTGACCGTATCAAGTCAGTCAAGAACCAATACAATCATTAACTCTAGGCACGTTATCTGATAAGACTACCTGACACAAGTATCAAGTCAGTCAAGAACCAATACAATCATTAACTGGTAGTGCAGCGTTCAATCCATCAGAAGCGTCTAGTATCAAGTCAGTCAAGAACCAATACAATCATTAACTATAACTTCAGCAGTAACGGGTGAAATATCAATATTGTATCAAGTCAGTCAAGAACCAATACAATCATTAACCGTTGTTCGGCTTTGTCCAGTTCCATAATTTCGCCGTATCAAGTCAGTCAAGAACCAATACAATCATTAACCTCACCTATTAACCAGAATAACAGATACTACCTGGCAATGTATCAAGTCAGTCAAGAACCAATACAATCATTAACCAAAATCCGAGTAATAGGATGAAATGATCTCGGTGTATCAAGTCAGTCAAGAACCAATACAATCATTAACTGATTTGATAATAAATTAACTAGAACTACTTACTAGCAATGGTTCGAGGCTTGAATAGGCATAACCATCTGATTTCTGAAGTAGGCTCAGGCATTTTGGGTGAACGTCCATCTTATCCAATGTAAAACTCGGACGTTGCCGGATCGCAATTCGACCATAATGGGTTCCCTTATTCTTTCCAGATGGAATCACAGCCTTAACATAATCCCCTGTTTTATACCCTATAAAACTCTTAATTCTTGCTTTATGGCATTTAGGAAAGCCATACTTATCGGTTGTGACCCGTTGCCTTACCCCATGCCCTTTAGCTGATATTAATAAAGGTTTAACATCCTTAATAATCAGATTTTCGGGAGTAGAAGCACCAACGCAAGCCGCGTCAATCCAGTGAGCTTTAGGGAATTTTTGACGGCATCGGTTAAACTTAGTCCGTCCCCCCGTCCCAACTTCTACAGGTAAGCCAGTCTCCTTCAATCGTTTGTACAAGCACCACCGAGTAGAGTTAACGGCGGCTGCATCTTTGAGAGGGGCTTTAACCCGTTTCAGGATTTTATTAAGCAATTCCTTCTTTTTAGAAAGGAAATCTTTAATGTCCTTAGCACCCTTTTTTTGATTGCATTTATGGCAAGCGATCGCCAAATTAGAAACCCGATTACTCCCCCCTTTGGATCTGGGTATCAAGTGTTCAATCTCTAATCTGGTATCAACAGCGCCACAGTAAACGCATTGACGGTCAAACTTCTCCAAAAGGTATTCCCGAACTTCATACCCCGCTAACTCCCCTTGCTGATACTCGACACCGGAAACTTCTGGATTCTCCATAATTTGAGTGTCGAACCGTACCAATTCTTGAGATATCGCAGAAATCGGAGCTAACTTTCTTAACCGATTAACCCAAGTGATCACATTTTCAACCCGTGACATTAGACTCGGAGCTAACCAACCCTTAACCCGTGTGCGATTAAGAAAACGGGGTTGGCGGTATCTGGTTTTTCTACCTCGGCGACCCCTTCTTAAACTGCGTCGGGATTCCAGTGCATTCTTGATCACCATGCCACGATGTTGAATATCAGCACCCCAAACAACTTCACCCGTGCCGTCGTTTACCAAGGCAATGCCAGTAAATTTAGAGCCAGGATCTATCTTTAGCCTCAAGTCTTCAGTTGAAGATTTGACAGCATATTTTAGGATGATTGTAAAAGGTTGATGCCGAAAAACTGCGGCTTTCTTTTGAGTTAAAAGAATCCTAGCTTTTGCGGGTGAGATTGGATTTAATGGACGCTTTTCGGTATCCATCACAAAGACTTTAGACATTTAAAAATAACTCTTTCGAGCCTCCGATAAATCGGGTAATGTGTGCCTCGTCAATGTTATTGGGCGGTACTATCTAAGTGACACTGACTTAATTGCTGTACATCTGTTTAATCACTTAGTTATAGAGCTTGGAACTGGCAACGCATCCCAAGGTATGAACTTAAACACTTCCCAATAACGTAGCTCAGTAAAGAGCTTAGACTGGTTAACTATTTACCAACAAACTACATTGGTAAATTTTGATTCTTGACTGTTTTCATTATACACAAATAACGTAAAAAAAACAAGTTTATTTGTGTATTTTTAAAAGGTCAAGAGCAAAAGCAATCGTCAACCTTACTAATCTCGATATCAACGCACAAATCCTTGAGTCGCTCATAAGCCACCACCGGATCGGCTTCAAAATCAACCGGACTAGATCCGTCCATCGGCAAGTCTGACACCGCCCCCAATGGCTCATAAGCCCTTGATTTATTATTCCAAAAAAATACTCGGTTAATATGTCGCTCTGCTGCTTCGGGGGTTTCCAAGAAACAATAGATCAACCCCGTAACAATTGCCTGCCGGACATCTGTTCTGAATCGCCGTTTGTCGAGTTTGATCGTCCACAATTCGGTCAGGAGTTCCTCGTCGGTGGCAGCATCATACCAGAGACACTCACAAGAGAATGTGTGGAGGTCGTTGGCATGAATTTTTTGGGCGGGTTGAAATCCTTTTTTAGCGGGTTTGGTTTTGGCTTTAGTTAATGTTTTCATGGTTAGTTAATTGATTTTAAGATTGCCAGACCTAATTCTTTAGCCAATAACGGAGGCACGGCGTTTCCTATTATTTGTTGGCTTAAAGTTTTGGATTCTGGGAATTGATAGGAGTCGGGGAAAGTCTGGAGCCGTGCCGTCGCTTTCTGACTAATTCGTTTAACTTGACTTCCCTCCATGATGTCCGCCCAGTGGGTATGCCGCCCCGATGCCATAGCTCGAATTGTTGGGCAGGGTTTGTCCGAGGGGGTTGGGAGGATATTTTTGATACAAGCGCCTGCACGGGGGACTAATAAAACGGGTGAATGGTAGCCACTATGATCGGTTAATAGGGTAAAACTCGGATCGTTCCCATCTCTGGCCGTAGCTGGTTTATGTCGATTCTTACTAATATCAATCAAGGCTTTTTCTGGCAAATAACCCAATTCATTCAGTCGCTTAATCTGCCAGTCTGCAAGCTCACAATCACTCATCTCAGGGATTAAATCACTAATAGCTTGATACCATCCCTTTCTAGGCTTTGATTCGGGAAAATATGGGAGGGGTTCTGAGTTTTTGACCGCCCACATGATTAATCGTTTCCGGTTCTGTGGAACCCCATAATCCGCCGCGTCAAGAATCAACCAATGGTAGCGATATCCGTAGCGAATTAAGGATTGTAGAATCTTCTCGAATACAGGTGATTTTGAATATCCTGGGACGTTTTCTAAAACTACCCATTGAGGATCAATCGCTGCGATATAACTGCTACAGTACAGCCCCGCGTCCTTGTCTTTGTGATCACCTAAATTACCCCGTCTAGCGTTTGAATACTGTTGGCACGGGGGACTCATCCAAAGCAGGTCAACATAGGGAAGACTGCGGGGGTTTATGTCTCCTGCGCAAGAATTAAATACTTTGGTATTTGGGAAATTTAATCGTGCTACTTCTGCAATTTTAGGATCTCTTTCAATTCCCCATAAAGACTTAAACCCTGCGGCCTCTAACCCCAAATCTGCACCGCCACCGCCTGTAAATAATGTTGCAAATGTTAACATTAGAAATCCTCCTCAACAATCGTTAAGCCACAGCCGGGGAGTAATAAGTTAGGATCATTTGATGAACTTAAAACCACCATCCCAGAAGGTAAACACTCCCGAACAGTTAGAATCACATTGCCAAAATTCTTATCACTGGTGTGAACGCGATCGCCTTCTTTAAAAGCATAATCACCCAACAATATTTGTTCCCCCATGACCATCCGAACAAATAACTTTATTTTGTCCGAGTCTAGGGATTCTCGGACTCCACCCCATGCCCATTCAATTGTTATTTTATTTCTTCGACAATTAACAATCCGCCCAATATATCGAGGGTCGCTTTTAAGTTGAACAATATCTGTTTTTTTGAATGGGCTTGAATCGGAAACTTCCTCAAAATCTAGGGTTTCCGATCTATGTAAATTCCCTGTTTTTTCGTTAGTTATTTGACAGGTTTGTTTTATTGAATTAAATCCCTCAACCCGCCAAGCTGTTCCCTTAATTAAATAGTTTGGGCGGTGTTTGTGAGGGTCAATTTCTACCCAGTCACCGACTTTTAAAAGTCTTTCAAATATCTTCTTGGTTGCTGCGGTCATGACGTTAATTAACCTCTGTATTTTCGGGTCGGTGTTTCTAATGCTTTCTTTAATGACCACCCCCGTTGAAGTCTTTGAGCAAAATATTGGAGGGTCATCGGGGGGTTTTGGTTTTTGTAAATCCATTCGACGGTATGTTGTCTTCCTCTGAAATAATAGGTTTTAAAAATGGGATTAGGGGGGATGATTTTGTCTTTAATCTCCTGGATTCTTTCTTCTGACAGTGGTTCGATTTCGTATCTGCCATAAGTTAGTGGTTTAATGATTCCAAACTTAAGAAACCGTTTTATTCGGGTATTTGCGTTTGGAATATTCAAATTAAACTTATCGCGCATTTCTTGAACTTTAAAGGAAGTTTTACCTTGTCTCTGTTGTTCGTAAAACCAATTGATAATACTTCCTAAGTCTTCCCAACCAAGTCTATCCATTAGTCGTCAGAGTTTAAAGGTTGTACCGAAAACTGTTACTTCCTTGTTTATTAGTAGTAACATTGCTATTGCTTTGGATAATTTAACAACGTTTTTCGCTGTTTCTTTGGTGTGAAAAAGAATGGTGTCACCTTTTTCGGAAACTACCTGACCACACTCGCGCAACTCTTTGTTAAATCTGGATGTCCCTGGCTCGAGTTCGCGCAATTTTAATTCATAAAGTTGTAGTGGTACATGGAATTCAAGAAATGCAATCAACTCATCTCGTTTTGTTGAATTTTCCATTTAACTCTCCTAGTTAGACCTCGCTAAATTTTTAAATTGGGTAAATTGAGAATCAAATAATAACTTGACCGTTCCGGTGGGGCCGTTGCGATGTTTGGCTAAAATTAACTCTGCAATTCCCTCGTCCGAAGTGTTGGGATTATAATAATCATCTCGATAGATCATCATTACTAAGTCCGCGTCTTGTTCAATTGAGCCCGATTCTCTCAAGTCTGAAAGCATTGGGCGTTTATTGGTGCGCTGTTCGACGCTACGACTCAACTGAGACAGGACAACTACAGGAACGTTTAAATCTTTTGCCATTCCCTTTAATCCCCGTGTAATTCTTGACAATTCTTGCACCCGATTATCACTTCCTCCGTCCATTAATTGCAGATAATCTATTAGGATTAATCCTAATTTTCCATCGTTTTCGGCTTGCAATTTTTGGGCTTTTTTCTTGATTTCGTTAACTGTTGGATTCGAGGTGTCGTCAATAAAAATCGGTAATTCTGCTAAGGAACTAATTGCGGTTGTCAAAGGTTCCCATTCCTCTTGCTGAATGTTTCCCGAACGAATGCGGGTACTTTCAATTTTGGTTTCGCTCGATAATAGTCTTTGGACTAATTGACCTTTGGACATTTCTAAACTGAAGACCGCGACGGGTAACCCTTTTTTGGCAATGTTATATCCAAAATTTAAAGCCAAACTCGATTTGCCCATTGCAGGTCTTCCTGCCACAATAATTAAGTCGGTGTGTTGGAATCCTCCAGTCATGGCATCGAGGTCATAAAATCCAGAGGGGACACCGGGGGGAATCTTGCTTTCGCTCCGGTCTTCAATTTCTTGAAAGGTATCAATTAAAGTTTCACCAATCGAAACTAAATCCTGTTGTGATTTTGATTGGGAAATATTAGCAATTTGTTCCTCTGACTTTTGGAGAATTGTCTCTAAAGGTTGACTGGTATCTTCTGCCAATTCAATAATTTTATGGGCAGATTCAATTAGGTTTCTTCGAGTTTGCTTATCGGCAATTAACAGCCCGTATTGATCAATGTTAACTGCTGAAACTGTGCGGTCTAATAATTGGGTTAATCCTAATTGTCCCCCGGCTTTCTCAAGTAATTTCTGATCGGATAACCAGGTAGTGACGGTCATTAAATCCGTGGTTATTCCCTCGGAATGTAATGCTAAAGCTGCTTTGTAGATTGTTTGATGCGATCGCAGGGAAAAAGATTTAGCAGTTAGCGAGTCTGCAACTCGCCCCATAGCTTCGGGGTCTAAGAGAATCGCTCCCAAAACGGCTTGTTCTGCCTCAACGTTTTGCATGATTATTGTTTCCATTATTTCGCTCCATTTAAGTTTTTATTCATTTTTGTGGCGATCAGGTTATTTAGAAATTCCTGATTTTTTAACTTCTGTTCCTCTGAAATCTGTGGCTTGAGTCCATTGGGCTTGAACTCGATTTGCTCACGGGGGATGACCTGCGTGGGACGCTCAAATTCTCGCGGGGCTTTTCGGTAGGCTTGCCAATGAGTCTTGAAATCGTTGCTCAGGTAGTTGAGTTGGGTACTTTCAATCGACCCAAGGTGAGACATCCCTCCGAGTTGAACGATTGCATATTGACTCGCATCGTCTAAATTATTCAACGGGAGGCGTTTAGCAAGCGATTCTAGGCATCTTGACCAACAGTTACTTACTAACTCACGTTCGGATTCTTTAACGAGGCTTACAAGCTCTTTTCCCGTGGGACACTTGCTAAGGTTGAAAATTGCCTCACGGATTGCAGTCTCAAATTCTTCAGCTGATAACTCCTGAGAGAGTTTGTCGAACCAAATTTCATATTTGAGTTCGGTGAAAATCGCGTCGGAAAAATTTTCTTTCAGGTTTTCAATTCCCTGATCAAAGATTTCATCGTTAAGCTCGGTCATGGTTAGGCTCCTTTTTGTTCGCGTTTGGCTCTCAGGATGGCGAGGCGTTCATCCCTAGAAAGTTCGCTGATATTGCGGGTCTGGGTTGATTTGCCACCGCTAAACTTGGCTTTTGATTTCAACCACGACTCGGCATCGGCAAGGATTTTTAGTGGCTCGGATTTCCATTTCTGAGCAAGGGAAGATTTGGCATGGTTTGAATTACAGTCTTTGCCCCTGTAATGAGTGCATTTGCTTAATAGCCCCCTGTAATATTCCAAAAACTCAGGGTCGGGCGATCGCTCACCTCTCATGGCTCCGGTCGCCACAATTGCGTTCCAAGTTTTCATATTGTCTGCTGTTGCGTCCGTTGGTAGAAATCGAGGATCGGACTCGACGGCGGCGGAATGTCTGATCACCGGATTAAGATTTTGTTCAGGTCGGTGATTCTCTTTTTGACTTTGCTGTGTAGCAGAGTCCTCGGTAAGCTCTTTCCCCTGGTCTTCGTTTGAAATCAAAACGGCTTCGTTCTGAATCCCCCCCTCCTCCGATTCCCCTTGGGGGGTAAGGGGGGTATTTTCTGGAGTCTTTTCTGAAGTCTTTTCTGAAATATCTATATAAGGAATAGGAAATTGGGATTCACCACTCTGGTAAATTGGGATTCCCGATGATGGTAAATTGGGATTTACCATATTCAGTAAATTGGGATTCCCGATTTCCTGTAGATTGGGATCTACCATTTGGGGTCTAGTTTTCCGTGGGCGAAAACCTACTGATTTTTGCCTGGGTTCGATATCGGAAATTAGCTCATCTACCTTGCTGTGATTCCGAAAGTAGAAAGTTAACCCCGACCTCCGGTCAACGTAAGAACAGTAGTAATTACAACCAAATTCCGATCCGCTAGATTTTGCTTCGTCATACTGGGTTTTGGAGTTGTAACGGACTCCAATCTTGTCAAACCCAGTCCTAAATTCTTCTTTAGAAAAAGCGAGTTCCTCAACCCAACTATCCCCAATCTTGTAGTCCTGATGTCCGTTTTGAGGGGGTTCTAAAAACTTATAAAACCCGTCTGGATACTTTGCGAAACGATACTCAAGTTGCATCATAAGAATCGTGGCTACTACGCTCCCTGTTTGCTGTCTGAGTCCGGGGATATAGGGGACGGCTTCTGCAAAGGCGGCTAGAATAGATGGTTTCATACAGCCCCCACTTCCCACTTACTGGGATGAACTAAGGTATAGTTTTCCGTTTCGATATCACCGCTAATTAAACCGAGCTTAATTAGCTCGCGCAACGCAAGCCTTGCCTGCGTTTTTCCAGACGCGCGTCGTCTGGAAAAACATTTCGCCGTTATCTGATCGACGGTTGGAAACGCATCCTGTTGAATGACGTGGCAAATAATATTGAAATAAACTCTGAATGCTTCGGGCGACATTCCAATGTCATCCAATTCTTCTGAAATTGAAATCTTCATATTTTCCTCAAAATTTTTAGGGAAAATGATGATCAGCTTCTTCGACCATCTCCCCGTTTGGGTTGCTCTTCCGACGGGGAATTTTCCCCGATTTTCTGCGAATCATCACAGAAAATTAATAAACAATTTATGACTGCAAAAATCGCAATCGCAATCGCTATCGCTATTTTTTTCATTTCATTATTTAGGAAACCAAAGGGAATGCTTGAATCTTCCCTCTGGTATTTAGGTGTTCTACAATCTGCCCGTTCAATTTCATCCCATAGGCATTTTTCCTTTCCGTGTTTTTCCCTTACGATTTACAAAGCCGATCCAAGGCTTGTTGTTTCAGGGGGTGCAGGAATCTGGTGATTTGGTCTTGCCAGATTCCTACAATATTGCTATGTTAGAACAAAAAGGTAGTAATGTCAATACTATACCGAAAGATCAAGAAGAGGAGATTATGATTCCATATAACTGTATTGTCCAAATTGCTTGGGATAAGGACGTTGGGACTAGATTGCAAGATGTAAGAAATGCCAAAAACATATCGCAAAAAAAACTTGCAACCCTTACGGAGCCAACGGTTTCCTTTGACACAATCCTCAAATGGGAACAGGGAAAAGTTGCATCTGTTAGTCGTGAAAGATTGGATTTTGTTTTAAAGACCCTCGGTGCTGATATCCGAGACCTGTTCCCTACCGTGACAATCAAGTCCTTTAGTCAGAAGCGATGAGAGTGATTGTCGATTGTAACCGCATAAGCTAAATGCCTTTCTGTACAAGCCTTGCCGCCAATACCTAAACTTCTTTTTGTGTAGTAACAAGAATTTTTCCGAAACCCCTTGACATAGTAATTAGATTACTATAAGATTGTAGGTACAAAGCCAAAAGCGGTCAGCACCCGACTACAACATCAGTGCCAACCGCCTTACGGGTCAAAACCCAACTAAACCATGATAGCAACAACCGTCCAAACAAGTCAAGTTCAGACAGCGCCCGCCCCTCTGATTTCAGGGGAAATCATGGCGTTAGCACTAGACAAGACCATCGCTGCCCAAGTCATTGCTTGGGATACATTCGGACAAATCAATCCCACGCCCGAACAGATAACAGGTATCTTTACCAATCACGACATCTTGAAATTTGTGTTAGCAGATGGTGGCGCGATTCTGATTGGTGCGGATCAGTTCTCATTCTATTGGGAGCTAATCTGTTCCCAAAAACGGGAATTAATCGACGCGAATCAACCAACTCAAGAAATGATTGTTTCCTTAGCAAAATCAAAAGGTACAGCCATCTATGAAACCGGCTGCAAACTGGGCTATGTAGTGAACTACAAATCTGATTATTATGCGGTTTCTGAGATGTTGGTACACGGGAAAGGGTTTCAATATTCCCAATCCCGACATGGGAGTTTTCAGTTGGCTGTTGATGCTTTGGTTGAACAGTCTTGGGTTGACGAGGAGGTGGCGTAATGGATGTGGATGTTAAGCAGTTAGCTGAAGAATTTGCCAGATTAATTCAAGAAAGGGATTCGATTCCTTTTCATAAACAGGAAACAAATGCCCGATGTGTGGAGATTGACGACAAGCTAATTCCTTTAGTCATCTCACAGGTTCCCCGTGGAACGATGAATGAGTTTAACGAATTAATTAATTCGATTCTTGGAGAAAACTAACATGGACAGAAAAAATTTAGATAGAGCCTATGAGATTGGATCTGATCGTGGATCTAGTTTAAGTCTGGATTATTTCTCAAATCCAGAAGGGGACATTTTTATCAAGAACCCCAACAACTCAGGGGGAATTATTCTATTTGCCGATGGTAGCGACGGCTTCTTTCCCGAAATGCCGGATGACGACTTTTATCCTTTTGATATGTACAAAGAGCGTAATCAGTAATCGTTTTTCCCTTACGCTTCATAGTGCGATTGTGAGGCGTTGGGGCGGTGCGATTAAGCCCGAATAAACCCACAGAAATCAAGTTAAAACAATGACTTCAACTATTGACCATGTTGACCAAGATCAATTAATGCAAGTTCAACGCGATGAATTTGCATCCGAGGAATATTTAGACCCTAATGCACGGCTTCCCCGGATTCAAGCCTTACGCGGAGAAGACCCCAAACAGTGCGGGTATTTTATCGAAATTAACCAAGCCGCAAAAGCCGGATGGAATAATTTTGACAAAAAAGATTTAATTGAATATGTTTTTGCAAGCGGTGAGACTGAACAAGGTTTGTCGTTTAAAAAGATGCGGATGTTAGTGTGTCCTCGGACTCCGGTTTTGGCACTCAATAAAACTGCGACAAAAGAACAGCAAACGAATGTTTTTGATGGATATTATAAAAAAAATATCCATAAAGCTAATAAAGACTTCACTAATTTTCAAGCGTTTGATGTATTTCTTTTGGATGCAAAAAACATTCCTCTGCACCAAATTCCCTTGAGCCTAAAACTTACTGGTGCTGCTCAAGCGACCTTTTCTGTTGAATGGGGAAAATTCATAACGGCAATTACATCTTGTCATGCTATTGAAAACCAAATTCCTGCTAGTGAAAAAGCGATGACATTCAAGAGTTTATGCGTTTTTGCTTTTGAGGTTAAACGCGAGATGGCAGGCGATGAAACAAAATCCCCCGCTTGTAAAGTTGCAGGATTTGAAAACCCAACATTAGAAACCTGGAAAAACTATTTTGTTGGGTACAATGCACGGGCTAAAGAATTTACCTGGCAAGGGTTACAGCCTAAACGCCCATTGATCCAACCCGATCAAATTATGGCAGCATTACCCCCTGTTAGTGACTTAGAGGCATTGGCGGCTGCGGGTATTGATTTCTAAACAACTCCTGGGGGTGAAATTCCCCCAATTCAAAACTCTACAGCTATGACATATGAACGCATCAGAAGTCCGAATAATAGCTTCAAATTACGACAAGGATTATTGCGCGATGCCAGAAGGTGTCGAACTTTGGGGAACAAGAGAGGGGGATTGGTGGTTAACGGGAACCGAGTGGTTTCTATTAAGAGAAAACACTGTTCTTTCTAGTCAATACCAACCGCCCTGCGACAACGAGAAAGAGGCAAAACGCCTACGAACTAAATGGATTAACGAGTTAATGAGAGCAGGAAAAGGGTTATGACAATATTAACCTTAGCCATTAAGAAAAAGTGGTTTGACATGATAGCTTCCGGCGAAAAAAAGGAAGAATATCGAGAAATTAAGCCATACTATACAACCCGATTTCATAAGCCACTAACCCATATCCGATTTACCAACGGATACGGCAACAGCGTCCCCTCGATAACTGTTGAATTGTTGGGAATCTCTAAGGGAATCCCCAAGCCTGAATGGAGCGAAGGAACAATTGAACAAGGGACAGAAGTTTATGTTTTATCACTTGGAGATGTATGCTAACACCACAATTACAGGTTTTAATAAATTTATTAAGTCAGGGAAGCAACCTGACATTAGAAGCCACAACAGGCATTTTAGACATAGAGATTGACACAAGTATAGTATCGGACGTTACGTTTTTGTGTCACACGATCAAATCCGAAACATTAGAAAAGGTTGAAGACTTTTCTGATGAAGATGAAAAAATGTTTCAAGGTGACATCGGTCTGCTCATTGGAGATGATGAAATGTATTTGTATTGGTATAGTCCAATTTCATCGAGATTTCCTAATTATTTCAACAACAATGGATCTTATTTAATAAAACTTGAGGGAGGGACATTAAAACATTTTGGTCACGCATTGAAAAAGATGGGAGAGTACCATCAATCTTTGCGGGAAAATGAGCAGTTTCAAAATGATGCTTATACCTATATTTCAGAGTGTTGAATAAATTTAAGACAGAAAGGAGGTGATGTCCAGACAAAGATCATTTAATTGTGTTTGTAAGTAAGAATCTCCTGGGGTGGAAAGCCCTCTAGTTACACCCTTTTTTTAACCCAATAACCATTAACCAGAAACCAGATGTCAAGTACGAAGCGTTATTCTCCAGAAATTAGGAAAATAGCTTACGAAGCTATTAAGTCGGGCAAAAGCCTGACGGAGATATCTCGAAATCTTGGGATAGGGAGAGCCACGCTTTTCCAGTGGAAGCGAGTCGGGGAACTCCCTGCCGATTACGGTAGGGTCGCCCCATCATTCCGGTCAGCAAAAAAAACCTCACAACCGGAGGAAATTTATCAACAATTGTTTTGCAAATTGCCAACTCTAAATCAGGAGTTTGCAGAACACCTCATAGAACAGTATGAGGGGGGCATATTTTTTGCCATTGAATATGCCAAATTAACACTAAGACGAATACAGAAAGGTAATGAGTAAACAGAAGGGCTACGCGATTTGGGAACTAGGAAAAGGCGTTATTATCGCGTCTTATCCGAGATTTAATCAAGCTCGGAAAAAGTGCGAGGAAATGAACAAATCTGGCACTGGTAGATACTATATCCAGGAAGATTGGGACGGAGTTCCCGTTTCAGTTATCACAAGAACAAGGGTTGAGTCATGAGAAAAACGATTGTAACCCATACTATTTATGGGCGCTGGAAAATAAAGGCAACAGTCCGTAAATGGTTAGCCGTTAACCGACTTGATGACGATTATTGGGGTGTCACTCACTTGGCATCGGGGCGATGTTTCCCAGGGTATTTTCACTCTAAAAAAGACGCGATCCTAGCGTCTAAAATAGCAAGGAGAATATTCCCCTATCCATTCAAAAATAACGAACACTTAATGCCAACTCAAAACCAGTGGCTTCAAACCCTCTGGGATGCCAAGATTGCATTTACTAAATAGGAGGAAAACCATGTTTGTGGGAGAGTATTCGCTAGGAAATGCAGAGGCGACGGAAGAAAATATTGTCCAATTCCCAGAGAAAAATATGGGGACAGTGATGAATGAACAGGGTAAATTAGTCCAATCTGTTTATAATTTGCAATCGGATTTAATAGCAGGGGGAATAAACAAATCTGTCTACATTCTCTATATGCTTCGTCTTCTTTATGGCTGCAATAAAGATTTAGAAGTTACACCAGAAAATCTAATCACAATACTTGACTGTTCTGGCGTAACTCCATTGGGGAAGGAAAAAGAAATTAAATTCGACGTGCAAGATGTTCAGGTTGAATTGGCAAAACTTTCTAAAAAAGGATTGTTGGAGATTAACGAGGTTCCTATTCAGTTAAGGATTCAAGGTTTATGATTGCAGCCTACGAATTTGGCTCCAAGACGGAAGCCGCCCAACTCTTGGGACTGAGGAGTGCCGATTCCGTCAAACATTATCGTAAAAAATGGATTGACAAAATTCATTATTACAAACGCCCTGGCGGGAATCGGGCGGGATATTTGTACAATTTGACGCTGATAAGAAATTGGATTCAGTGTCATGAAAATATCAATGATCCAAACCACATTAGAGCGATGGCAATTTATAGGCGATCGCTAAACCCTAGAAAGTAAAGGACAGCATGAATCTAATTAACTTATGGCGCGACGGGTCACATGACTACAAGACTAACTTCAGACTATGGCGTAATATTATCCGCCACAGAAACCCAGCCAACTATCAATTAATCACGTTTTGGTATTGGCTTAACTATCCTAGTTCGGAGGGTAATTAAATGATTAAAGTTACTGGGTCTCGACGATTATACAATTGGCTGTCATCTGTTGAAAAACGAGGGTTTGATTCTCGGATGTTAAGAATAGAGGATCGTCGCAAATTAGAAAGTCAATTAATTGACCCCAATGACTGCCAATCAACGGGCGAACATTGGAACCAGGAAGACAAAAGGCAAGAATGTTACTTAATTGATCTTGAGAGTGACCGTGTTTTTTGCCTATATAGAACCTCTGCCAATCTATTTTGGGACTTGGATTGTGAGGTTGATTTTAGTCCCACACTTGTTAAGTAATGAAAAAATCAATGTCTTGGCGCGATTGTTCAATATCAAAGATTGCAAACTCCCTCCTTGAATATGAAGCACAATGCGCTTGCCTCGGTCAAGAAATTAACCCACAAGACGCACGGGAATATGTCAATGCGCGGTATCCATTCGGAGCCAGAGAATATTCCCCTTATAAAATCTGGCTTGAGGAATTGAAACTCGTTCCGAAATTTGTGGCTCTGAAACAACCATTCAGAACCTATCCCGACTGGCGAAACTGTGTCAACAGTCGTGGGGAATCGTGGAACAATCCAAAACGTAAAGCGGTTGCTAGTGAGGGTCAATTAAGTTTGTTTTAGCTATTCATCCAAAATCCGATTGATTAACTCGTCTGAAGATATCCCCAAATCTTCAGACCTTTCTGCTAACATCCGACTAATCAAGTCTAGGTTAGCTTCGATCCTAGCCTGGAGAATATTGCCAGCCAATGCGGTCGGCGTGGTGCACTTCAGGAAAGCCCATACCTTTAACCATTTCCGATGGAATTCCGGGAGCGTTGAGTTAATTCTGTTTTTCTTGTCGCTTGCCATATTGTTCCATTATTGTTACTGTTCAGTGTACAATATTTTAATCACGCTAAAAGAGGCGAGAAGGCTCCAACCCCTCTCACCTCAATCCCAACCCCACCTTAAAACAAGTCAAATGAACATGGATAACTATAGCGATGATGAATGGGATATCGACGAATATACCCCATCTCCAGAGGAGCTTAAAGACCTAATGAATCCCACTGCTTACAAACCCGAGTCTGTTGTTTGTGTAGAGTGTGGAAAAGAGATCCCGCCGAGTACCAGGTCATTCAGTATAGAGGCTGGACGGATTCATGAGAAATGCTATAAACCAAGCAACTTAATCCCATTGATCCCTATCGGTTGGGAAAGCATAGAAGCGTGGCGAAATTCACGAATTTAAACTTAAAGGGGATTGATCGGATAACAGCCGATCAATCCCACCCACAAGTTCACGACTAAGCACAACTTGGAGGCTATTACAATGGTATATCAAACATCAACCGAACTATCGGTTCAGGAATTTGTAAGCAAATACAATAAATCTATTGATTGGATTTGCATTCAGACAGGAGCCGACCGGAGAACGGTTTTTAGACATCAAAACAACTCCAATAACAACGCTCCTAAATACGTTGTTTTCCGTCGTCACCTATCTTTGTTAGCTCAAACAATGAGTAATTAGTGACAGAATGACATCCAGTGACGAAATGACATTGACCCCCTCTCTGTAGGGGGTTTATTGTTGTTGTTAGTCAAGCGTTTCATTTCGCTTAACAAACAGAAACCAAACGATTTGTAATCATTTATGCGGAGCGCAAGTATTGAGGAAATTACCCATTTTACCCGTGAGCAGGTAGCCGAGAGTTTAGGAGTTTCGGTTAATTATCTCCGAACCCTATGTCAAGACCTCCGAGGCGTTTTAAGCCCAGAGGAATTTGATTTTCAACCCAATGACGGCATGATTTCGGCTGATGCTGCAAGCAAGTTAATCGAGTACAAAAACAGGGCAAGAACTCGAACCCGTGAACGGATTTTAAACGACATTAAATTAAGAGGACTATGACAGCACAAACTCAACAAAACTACGACCTTGACGCGATCGCCTCTGCGGTTAAAGTCAAACCAGAAAGAGCTAGATTAATCATTTCCTCTCTGGTAGAAAATTTCCATTTTGACGCAACAAATGTTCCTCAAAATGGGATGGTAGCGATTCTTTCCTCAATCATCGCGATACAACAAACTCACTCGTTATCTGTCTCCCAAGCTGTTGAAAAGTACGTTAAAGACCTGCAATCACAGCAAAAGAAAACGGGCGGAAAAGCCGAACACGCGGCTGGATCAATGGCTGAAACAATCGACAAAATGGCTGACAATCTAGCCGAACAAATAGCCCCCAAGGTTGTTGAACTGGCTGCGGAAAAACTACAGGATAAAGTCTTAGAACATTTTGCCCAAGGCTTTGAATTTGCAAAAGTAACAACCTGTTTCAATCAGGTGGGAATGATTATTGATGCCGAGATTCGAGAGGTCGAAAGAGCAGATCGATTTCAACTTACCGGAAGTGAAAACGTACTCGGTTACTTTGCATTGCCGGAGGGCAAATAAACCAATTAAAAAACAATATCCCGAAGTAGTTTTTCTTATGCACGGAGGGATTTGTTAGTTCAATAATCAGGGTTTAATCATGGTGTCATCTATCGTAAAAACAGCAAACAACATCAAGAAATCAATGATAAATACAATCATACTCTTGATAATTGGAACAGGTATTGGTGGCGGGTTAGCCCTCTGGATGATTCAAGCAAATGCTAACGGGATTTGCAGTCTACTCTCTGCAAGAAACCAGTTTATTAATCTCATTGAAAAGGACTCAAAATGATGGATACAATTCTTCTCCCGTTGGTTCACGACAACCTGTCATGTGGTACGGTGATTCCGGTAAAAAACATGGCACAACTTGGCACAAGCCTTGTCTTGTGCTTGGTCACATCCGTGACAGGTCAAGCTATGGCATCTGAATTACCCCAAGGGTATACCTACCAAGATGCTTATTTGCAAACAGAAACCATGCCACAAAGTCCATGCCGAAACCGCAGAACTGTAACCCAAGAATACGAGTACACATTACCTCAAGAAACTCAAGAATATGAACCACATCAGTATCAACAGAATCCAGAGATTGCAGAACGCGGATACGGTGATTCAGGATTACCAGGTTACAGATTCAACATCGGGAGTCAAAACACAATCTTTAAGTTCTTCTGAGCTTAAACAGATGAAAAAAAGAATCTTATCTCAGAAAGTTTGTTCTGATAAAGATTATGAAAAATTAGCATTAATCAACGAACTATTAGGAGAGGATGAAACAATGAAAGACAATATCTTTGACAAATTAAAAGGTTGGCAGTGGTTAGTTTTAGGAATTGTTGGAGGCTTAGTTTTGCAAAACTTTTTAGCAAGACCACAAATAAATCCTACTGCAATGCCTTCAGGTGCTTATTCTGTTCCTCAAGGAAATGCACCGACTGTTTACAACATCAGAAACGATTAATTTTTTAATAATTAAAAGGAGAAAATCATGAGTAAGCCAAAAATCGAAGTCAACTATTATGAAGCTCCTGGTCAAAACTACCAGCAACAACCTTTTAATAATTGCCAACAACAACCCAATCAAAACATTAAATCTGGGGGTTGGTCTTCAGATATCTTGTGGATACCACTAGGATTTATATTTTTGATTTTTATATCTCCGATTGTTATGGGGGGTGCAAGGTATGTTGAACGTCCTAGTCAACCATCCCCACCTGTGATTATCAATAATCGAAACTGATGGTTTTTATTATTGATTTAAACAAGAATTGAAACATCACAGAAACCAATGTGGAATTTTTACACACGCAAAGAAATGATGTTTTGGATAGTAGTTTGGTTCTTAACTTATTTTATTTGCCTAAAGAGAGGGGGTGCAGATATTACCGATAATCGCACCCCAGACAATACCGGAGCCTTTTGTCGAGCTTATATAGAGGGGGATTTGTGATAACGATAAACCATAGATTTATTATCCAATGGATGATTTTTGGAATTTTTATTTACCTAACAATTCCCCCGTTAGTTGCAATCCATAACAACATTGTTTGTAACCGATATTATGAACAATTCAAAACGAACAGATAAACAACAAAGGAAAATATGGAAAAAAACAAACAGAATTTAATTTGGGGTGGTATTGCGTTAGTTGCCTTGGCTTTTTTCCTCTATTCTGGAAAACTAAGTTTACCAAACCAACGCCAAACACAATCACCACAAAATCAAACACCGGGTTCGATAATTTTAGACTGGTAAATCCATGTTGAAAGATTTTAAGTGTGCAGCTACCTATCTGGGAATAATGTGGGCTTTAGAGATGTTTTTCCCCGGATTTGATTATTTTGGAATCAGACCAGGAGTGGAAGGTATAGGAATGTTGGGAATTATAACCTCGCCATTCCTACACGGAGATCCCCAACACTTGATAGGGAACACAGTCGGATATTTGCCATTGGCAACTTTGACAATTTTCAAAGCCCCTGGAAAATTTAATTACAACTTTTGGCTGATTTCAATAATTGAAGGCTTTGGTGTTTGGTTCTTTGGTCAACCTGGTTCAAATCATATAGGAGCAAGCGGGGTGATATATGGATTTTTTGGATTTTGCCTTTTGTCAGCTATATTCCGGTTGGATTTCCCTAATTTGGTATGTGCAACAATCACTTGGGTAATATTTCAAGGTTTAATCGGCGGAATGCTGCCATCGGTTGCGCAAGGGATTAGTTGGGAAGGTCATCTGGCAGGGTTTATTGGTGGTGCGATAGCGGGGTATTTAGATGCAAACAGTCAGAAATTGGAGACAAACTAAATGTATTTACAACAATCTGAAACCCAGACCTCCCCCCAGATAACAGGGTTTCACGTTTTCAATTGGTCAATGGCTCTGTTGAGTTTATTGTTAGTTGGCTTGATAACTTCTGAAGTTGTCAGATTAACAAATAAACCAACAGAGGAATTTCAGAAGTTTGTAGCTGTAGCCAATCTTTCAGGGTATGAAAAATGCCTAAAAGCTAAAGGTGGTGAAGGTTGTAAAAAACAATTACTTAATGAGTGGAGTAAAATCAATGGCAACTAAACTAGACGGGTTACGCAGTCGATTTTCAACCGGAAACATTATCAAAGAAGCTGGCACGGGTGCTAATTTCTCTAAAGTGATGACCCCTACCGGAAAAGGTGATATCACCCCCTATACCCGTGAACGCAGCTATGCAGGAACCGATGATTTTGACCAACAATTCAACATTCCCGACCGAGTCAACCCCTCCGAGAATGAGGCTAAGGGAGCTAAGATTATCGCCGAGAATGCGATTAAAGCAGCATCCAATAAAAAGATAATTGTTGAAGCTCAATTGAAGGTTGATAAAGCACGGACTGAATGGTACGAAGCTGACCAACAATATGTTAAAGGTGTGGCTGAAGGTTCTCTAAAACGCTTTACTGAAAAGTTGAATACTCAGAAACAACTTGACACTCAAGCTGTATATTTAATGCAAGCTGTTGGTAACTATGCTAACGAAAATGCGGGGGCTGTTGCGATGATGAAGCAGTTGGACAAAATTGAAAACTCAATGAAACTGTAAATTTATTTGGGGGTGAAACATCCCCCAATCAGAACATGAAACTATGGAAAGTCAAAAAGTTTTCAATCTTTGGAACAGGTTTATCTTGTTCCTTTTTACTGTCCCATTTCGCACTAACTTATCCAGAGGTTAGAGTGTTATCAATTTGTCTTTATCTGGGTTCAATTGTTGGCGGCGTGGCAGTTTATTTGTTATCAGAGAATCAACAATCAACCGATTCTGATGAGTTGATATTCGGTGCAATATCTTTATTGATTGGCATATTTTACGCTTTAGGAATAGGACAATCTTGGATAGTCTTAAGATTATTATTGTGGATTTTATTATTAACAATAACGGTTTCATGTTGGATATTTTTCTCTCTACCTCAAGGAAACAATGAATAACACCCCTGAACATTTAAAAAATCCTCACCTGTCAACATGGTCAATAGGTCTAACCATTGCTGGCTGTAGTCTGGCAATTCTCTCACCTTTGGCAATCAACAAAAACCCACAATTAGGGATAGTTGGAACATCTGCTGGTGCGGTGTTATCTGTTGCGGGTTGGGTGATGGGGTGTCAGGCAGAAAAATCATCTAAGTTGCAAGCCAAATTAGAGGAACAAACCGAGGCTATATTCCTGCGGCGGTTGGGGATGGAATATGAGTTAGAAAAGTTTAGGGATATTAAATATTTAGACGAAAGCCAACAGGCGATCGCGCCAATCAAAAACCATAATCAAATATTGCCACCATCACCACCATCGCCACAAAACCAACCAGAAGATAATGAAAGGAATCTTCGCCGGAATCAATTAATGGTTTTAGACCGAGAGATTTCTACAGAATATAATCAAGATAATTATAATATTCCTTCTGATGGATTGTCGTTCGTCCCCTGTGAAATTCCCTCTGATAATACCTTAAACTTTTATAATTGGGATAAATTAGCAGATGAATCTTCGGGAATATTGATCGGGGGAAATTCTGGGAGCGCAAAAACATCTCTAGGCGCTGGTTTCGTGATTGGTAAATTGACTCAACATAGACCCGCCGAAGTGATTGTTTTGGATATTCATGCTTCTAAGAATCCCATTTGGGAACAGATGGGATTTCCCAGAATTGAATCAGATGTTGAAACAATTTATCAGATTTTGTGCTGGTTGATTGAAGAAGTTGAAAACCGGAAAGAAAAAGACGGGCATTCTATAATAATTTGTTTAGATGAGATTAACGACACGATGTCCGAGTTAGCACAATTAGATATTATCAAACCATTACAAAGCAAAGAAAAAAGAGTTAAGACCTTTACTTATGCGATTCGGAAACTTTCTAACGCCAGGAAATTTGATATTTGTTTAATCGGTTTTATGCAATCTCATAATACTGAAGCCATAGGGATTGATGGTAAGTTTAGAAATAATTTCCTTTTAATCCTCTGTGGCGCTAGTGCTAGGAATGAAATTCAAAATCTATGGAAGCACGACACCCATGAATTTCAATATATCCAAAATGCTCCCTATCCTGTTGTTGTTTGTGGATCAAATCAACATCAAATCGCCGAACATCCAACCCACAAACATCATGTTGAGTATAGGAAAAAAGGCAATGCCCCCGAAGGTTTATTGAATCCTAATTTTTTAAACAAACCCATAGACGTTAAGACGGTTTCACTCCCTAAGATTGAAAAAGATGTTCCTAGTGTACTGCAATCAATAAACCCATTAGATTGCAACACATGGCAATCTATTGATTATCCCAGTGGTTTACAGTGGCTACCACAACACGAAGCAGGGGTATACTGTGTATTTGTTGACGGCTATCAAAATCCCCTCTATATAGGTCAATCTAAAGACCTTTGGAGGCGTTGGAATAATCGAGGTGATTGGGAACATCACGTCAAGAAACATCTTGAATCTGTTGGTAATCTATCTGTGAAGGTTGCTTTTTATATTACAAAAGGTTGGGACGAGCAAAAGCGTTTAAGCCTTGAATCTGAATTACAAGCCAAATATAAACCTTCGTGGAATGGTACAGCCAATAAAGTATTGCCGGATAAAACACTTTCACCATCAGCTCAAGCGGTGTTTAATTTTATCAAAGAAATATTTAAGGGTGAACCTATACCCGCCCGTGACTGTTACCGCAAGTCATCACTCAGAACTCAATTCGGTTTGAATGCTGAAAATACTGAGTTAATATTTGATGAATTGCAAAATTTTGGTTTAGGTCAAAAACTAATCAAGGAAATTAATGGTTTCAGAAGTGTAAACTTTTTACCTGATATGTAGTAAAATAATGGTAAAATTACAATAAAACAAAACAAGAAAAAATAATGAAAAAACTGTTTTTATCACTATTGACTGTTACATTATTGAGCATATCTTTTGCTAATTTATGTTTAGCTAATGAAAATAGAACGATATTTAATCGTTCAGGAAATTATCTAGTTTTTATATCAAAAAACAAAAAAACACAATACATAATAAAAAATCCTTTAGATATACCTCAACAATTAAACATCACTTCAGATATCCCTTTTCGTGTTATTTGTAAAAAAGATTACGGTACAGACTATTGTTCAGGATATTTTGATAGAAGTTATCGAGTGATGAAACCAAATGAATCAATAATTGTCGAATTTTATGATTTATATGGTGGGATAAAAAATACATTAGCTATTTCTTTTTCCAATCTAAAATAATAAAAAATTAAAACTATTCCCCTATTGAGGATTGGAACATCACCCTAGAAGACTATAACGCCTCCAAACTAAACCAGCAAACCCGATGGTTGGCGTGGCGAGAGGGACTAACACCTGTTAACTCAGGAATGAAGAAAACCATAGATAACGAACAGGAGTCTTAATGGCAAAAGCAAAATTAAAATTAGATTATCCAGAGATCGCGGAATTAGTTGTTGAGACAGCAAAAAAGCGCGGGGGAAATCAACAATTAACTGATATTAACTGGGTAACAAAAGCCCTGTTTAAATATCAGAACGGCGCGATTCCTTTGACTGATACAGACTCGGATTGTGTTAGGATTGGAGAGGGACTAAGACCTCGTTACAAGTGGCAGGTAACGCGAGATCATATAGCTTTTGCGGATGCCAACAGTGCTAAGAAAGGATGGAAAACTTAGGATGGAAAACTTAGGATGCCTACTCGATGAAGTGGAAAAAATATCAAGAGGGGTAAGCGATCGCCATTATTCTATCTTTAAATTCAGCACTCACTTTAAAGGTGCTTTTGGAACACCCGATAGATTAAGGCTTGAACTGCCACACCTTCCAGCTTTTGACACTTTAGAAAAATTACTAATCTGGATGGTTAGTGAACGGGTAAGTTTTTCGGATATTGAAACCGAGAATATTGAAGGTTTTAAAATTCATAATGGGATCTACCATGCGGAGGGAGATTTTATAGGTGACTAGGGAACAGTTAGAATATATCTGGTTGGTTGATAGTTTGGTATTTTCCGAGACCGGAAAACATCTTGATAGCTTGACTAGAAAGATTCTCGAGGGAATATTAAACGACAATACTTATCCTGAGATTGCCAAAAATCTAAATTATGGATCTGCTTATATTGGCGATAAAATCAGAATAATATTTAAAATTCTAAGCAGAAGACTTGGTGAAAAAATTGATAAATACAACTTCTCTTGGGCAATTGAAAGAATTTTAATATCTGACTATAGCCCATCTGTTATCAACTATTTACAAACAACAACGGATAATGACTAAAACATTTATCGGAATTGACCCCGGAGCGACGGGGGCAGTGTGTAGGATTTCTAATGGTGAGGTTAAATTTCTCGACTGTCCAGTGATTAAGATTAGTGGAAAGATACGCCCCAACCCGACATTAATGGCATCTGGACTGAAGGAAATGATCACCATCAATACTCACCTAATTATTGAGAATGTTCATGCAATGCCCAAGCAAGGGGTATCTTCTACTTTTAACTTTGGGATGGGTTTTGGGATTTGGCTTGGGATTATTGCAACGCTAGGAATCCCGATGGAGTTTGTTACTCCCCAGGCATGGAAAAAGCACTACAGCCTAATAGGAAAAGATAAGAAAGCGTCAAGGGTGATGGCGTTGCAGATGTTTCCAGGTGAAACTAACAATCTTAAACTCGAAAAACATCACGGGAGGGCAGAGGCGTTATTATTGGCAGAATATTTAAGGCGGAGATATTGAGGGTTTGATTTGTACTATAATAGGAGTTAGCGCAGAGGACTAAATCAATAATTATGAAATTATCGGCATACATAGTAGCCCCACCTTATCCCCCTATTCCTGTGGTGGTAATGACAAATAAAACAAGCCACTGTTTGAAAATTAGAAAGGGCGAGATAGGATCTCAGTGTCTTGATGGAGAGTCCATTCACCTAATGGAAAATCGAGTTGCTCTCGAAAATCTTTTAACAGGAAAAACGATTACTTTATAGGTTAAGTTTCAACAAATAAAAAGCACCCTAAATTAATGATTGATAAAGGACAAAGCAAATGAGAGATATTAAAATCTTTAACAAAGATGGTTTTCTGAATTTCGTGGAAGGCAAGTTAGCGTCTACAGGGGATTATAAAAAAGCAGATCGGTGTCAAGGATCTATCTTTGAAGCACTGAAACCAGGCTATTTGATTGAACTCCAAGATGGAGTATTTGTTTTAAATAAAGACCTGGATCTTCGGCGCGAGGTCAGTCGTGGCGATATATAACCAGTGATTAATAGCTAAAACTTTAAACCCCTGTAAATTAATTTACAGGGGTTATTTTTTACCATTTGGAAGTCTGGCAAACAGTTCCCCAACCCTCAAAAATTTCCTCAAATCTTTGAGGTTGCAATCCAAAATAAAATAGAGTTTGGGAGAATCGGTTTTGGTTTTGTTTCTTCCCATCCTGCGCCCGTTTTGGGGAATAAAAAGTTAACCGAGTTGACGGTAGGCAGAAGCGATCGCACCGATTCAAAGCCTTTTTGTACCAAACCGTACTGTTGTCGGTATTGGTTAACAAGAATGCTTCCGATTCAGTCTCGTTCAATGTTGCAATCAATTTATCAACAACCTTCTCAATAAATCCCGCGCTGTAGGGAGGGTTTAACCAGAGTGTTTTAGCCCGTCTCCAGTTCTGTTTAAATCCATCATCTTGAATTGTAAATATCTTTTGAGCTTTTACCGTTCGGTTGGCAAGTTCACAGCTAAAAGGGTCTAATTCAGGAAATCCATAAAACTCATGGACTAAATCAATCAAATCAGACGGGGTATAATTTTCGTTTGAATCAAGAATTACGGGTTGTGTTTCAAATAGTGAAAGTTGTTGTATAATCATTATGTTGTTGCTTTGTGTGTTTGCTTTTTAAAAGTATCTGAGATTCTCTACAAACTCAGATACTTTTTCTTTATTATAAGGTATTTGTGTTAAAATAAATATTAACTTAGATGTTAGTAAAATTATGAAATCAGAAAATAAGAAATGTGGTTTTGCTGCTATGAGCCCAGAAAAACGTCGGGAGGTTTCTAGCAAAGGGGGTAAAGCATCTCACGATAAAGGAACGCTTCATAAATTCACGCCAGACGAGTGTAGCGATGGCGGGGCTTCCATATCACGAAACAAAGACTACATGACTGAGATAGGTCGTAAAGGTGGCAAGACATCTCGTGATAAAGGAACACTGTACAAGTTCACTTCTGAAGATTGCAGAAAAGCGTGGAAAAGATCAACATGAACAAATTTAGATAAGAATTGAGGAAATAAAAGTGACAACAGAAACAGCACCAACGGAAATAGCTGCGCCGTCGATTGTAGGGTATTTACTCGACAATCAAGGGAAGACGATTAAGTGTAAAGTGACAATAAACTCAAAGGGATATATAGTTTTTTATCCCGTAGACGAGGAGTGCGATCGCAATACCAACAACGACTGATTATGTTAATGTTTTCGTGTTATAATAATACTGGTGGAAAGATTCTCCCTTAAAGCTACCCGGCATCCGCTTGGTGGCTTTTTGTTTTATGGGTTTGGGTGTTAGAATATTATTGGAGAGATCAGAGGGAGAAATGCCAACGACAACTGATTATGTTAGTTCGGTTTCGTTACTGCCAACAGTGGAATTTTTGGAGTTAGTAGCTAAGAAACAATGGGATTCAACCGTTAGTTATGGCCTAGGAATATCAACTATTGTCCCGATGTTTCACTCCACAACCAACTCAGAATGGCTATGTTTAAACACTGAAGCCGAGTTTTTGAACTCACCCATAGGGACAGTATCAATTAAAAATCCCTTTGCCTATACCCGACCGGAATCGTCGCCCGTTTATGTTAGCTATAGTGATATTTCAATCCCATCTGCTAAGGCAAATAAAGCCAAATCACTCTATTTGTTCAGGATAGATGAAGATGGGATAAACGAAGTTATAACTGTTTCAAATTACGATAAGAAGGATCGGAATGTTACCACCGCACCGCCATTGGATTGCTTCTCTAGGGAGTGCATGACGTGGTTTAGTAGCAACGTTGATTGGTTTACGGGGTTTGGGGTTTCTTCTCAGTCTCTGGCTTCGTTTGTGGTAGATGACAATGGGATTATATTAACTAAGTCTAGCGATATCTTATCGGGGGTAATTCCTGAATCGGTGACAACGGTTGACTATACAAATATTCAGGTTGTTAACACAGTCTCCACTTTTACCCCTTGGGTTTCTATTCAGTTATCAACAGGGGTTCAGTATATGGGTTCAGAAGATGATAAAGCCAATATTCTATTCTTGTACTCGGTAGACAAGGATAATGATTCCTTGGTGGCTTTTGCTTACGGGTACACAACGCCACAAAAAAGCAGTTTATATTACGATAGAATAGAATCAGAAATCTATTTTGACTGTAACAAAACGATAATTATATGAATATTAATGGGACTTATAAGTTTAGAACAAGAGCCTATACGCAAGGGCATATAAAATTTTTGGTCGGATTTCAATTATATGCAAGTGGAGGAGAAGGGGAAAACTTATTTTTTGTGGGAATACCAGGAATGTCAGCTATCCCTATAAAGTTAAAATATCAAGACTTTAACTTCTTTGACGGAACAATAGGAACATTGCTCAAGAACAGAGGGATAGATAGAATGAACTGGAATTTCTCGGTAGCAGGGGCGTTCAATAGTTCTTCATCTGAAGATACTAAGTTTTTGAATTACACGAATGGTAGTAATGATGATTTAAGTTTTTGTTTTGAAAAAACCGAGACTAGAATCACATCGGCAGGGCCGCCAGGAACATCTCAAGTAAACACTGATTATGTTATATCACTAGGAGACGGGTATTTTTGGGGGTCTGAAGCAGTTATTGCAGAAGAGTCTGTGCGTGGAATTAATATTGGTTGTCGGTTGTGGTATGGAGAGGAAAATCCACCTGTTATTTATAAATCTGTTCCTGAATTTGTTTATGCTTCACCAACTGTTTCCCCAGAGGGATATCGTTATTTCGACAGACTTGTCGCACCAATAACCTATTCAATAAAAGAATCAATATCCTATGAACCTGTTTTTGGTAACGGTGATACTTATGGAGGAGATAGATCTCTTGTAGGGGTCAATCTTTTAAGAGGTGCAACACACGCATTTTTTACTAAGAAAATAACAAATTACGATCCAGGTTCAGAAGGGCGAGTTAGTAATGACGAAATAATATTTGAGTTATACGATCTCGAATCAGGTAGTTCAACCGAAATAAATAGGTACTCATACCAAACAATCCCCTCTATCGAACGCAATTTTTTTAAATATCACAGTGGTTATATTCTTGAGCATACTTTGCCAGAGGAAGTAATAAATCCAATGTCTACAAATATAGACTTGGAAAACTTAGAAAAATTTGCTTGGGCAATCAATAGCTCTGAATCATCAACATTTGTTAATAATAAAATATATTATATTGAACCAATTGAAGATCCTTCTAAGTTGCTAACAGAAGATGTTGTTTTGCAATTAATAATAATAGACCTTGATGATATAAATAATTTTGTATTTAAAGAAATAAAAGTTACTCCCACTATACTACCTATTGACTCGATTAGTTTTCCTGTTTATTACAAAAGACTTATTACGGGAGTTCAATATTATCCCCTACCTCACGAGGAATAAACAGCTTTAAACCATCAAAAGTAGGCATCCGTCGCCCAACCTCCGCATCCTCAGAGTATAACCACCAATTACAAAACGATTGGACTTGATGCTGTTCGGCTATTGATATCAACTCCGACCATAGCCCATTACAAATCGCTTTATCGGCAACGGATTTATACCATAAACTCGCCTCAATAAAATGCACGGGAACATCAAACATCTCAATAATTTTAGGTAATCTGGTTAGGATCACCGGAGCATTATAGGTTTTCAAATGAGTTTGAATCCCTACCTCTACCGGAAAATCTTTGGCTAATTCGTGACAGATGTTAGCGATCGCATCCCATTTATTGAATAGGTGGGGTTTGAAATCTCCCAAAATTAATCGAGCTTTGGGGTTGGCAATATGCGCGACTTCACAATATCGCTTTAGGTTATCAAGTTTATAACCAGGATAGGCGACACCTAGATCGTCGGTAAATTCATTTGTTAATACCCATTCATTAATCTTAGGGAATTTTGCAACTCGTTTTTTAATCCATTGTTCTATCGTTTCACAACCGGAAAATGGACAGGGCTTTTGATGTTTATGCCCATAAAGGAATTGCGCTCGGATAATTTTATCTGGGAAGTCCAGAGGGTTTTTAGTCCCGTTCCGGTCAACAAATAACTGCCAATGGTAGCCAATCACAACCCCGTCAAATAGCGTTAAGTCCAAAGGTTGTGAACTTCCACAGGTAAATTGAATCATTAAGTAGCTCCCTCTCCTGCTACCCACCCCCCGTTAAAGGGACGATATAAAATCCCTGTCGAGGTATCTCGCCACGTCTCTCTCGCACTATTGGGGGTCTTGGAAACACTTGCCGGGGTGTTAGTGTGTACGCGCATTCTGGCATCTGTCTCAACCCATGCCGTGCCGTTGTAGATGTATGAGATGACTGAATCATAGTTATTGACCGCCCCATTCTCTTGATATATCCAACGGGTTCCAATCGCAGCCGACCCCGTTGGCGTGGTAGTGGCGACAACCGTAGAATCTCTGGATATAAACCATCTACCTCCGCCCGTGGCAGTGTAGCAACTTTTACTATTTGCTGTTGAAGTCGTGTCGGTTTTAGCTAATGCTAACCAGGTTTTTTCGGCAGAAGCATAGAAGACAATTCCATCTTCTAAATCAGTAACACTTAAAGCCGTGATTGTGGCTATATTCGCCTTTGAACCCATCCAAACCATTATCTTAAATCTCCGCTATAGTTATATTCAACAATACAGGAATAAAGTTAGGGATTGAACCGTTCCAATTTTCTAAAACTTCCGAGTTCCAACCATCGCTAGAATCCCATAATAAATTAACAGGAGCATCAGCAGCAAAAGCCTTAACCTCTGTTAATGCAGGAGTGAGTAACTTGGTTTGAAGTTGGAATGGAAAACCCCGATCTATCTTAGCATTTACCATAAAAGGTTTTAAGCTAAAATAGGCATCCGTTACAGAAAGATTGCTAACTATTCCCCCGATAATCATAGTATCAGTGGCAGCCGTGAATAGAAGTTTTTGCCCTTCTATTCTTTGGTTTAGGTTCGTTGCGATCGCCATATTTTGTTAGCATTTAGAACTGTTTATATTATATAATA